CTGGGACAGCGGTTAGCTTGTCGATAGGTTACCTAGGGGCACCTTTGATTAACTGCGGTGACTTCGAGGTGGATGAGTGGGAATCTATGGGTCCTCCTGATTTGTTCGTCCTTCGTTGCTTACAGGCTGGGATCAAGCATGCGCTACGGACACCTAGATCTGTTGCCTATGAAAACCAAACACTGACCACTATCGCAACGACGATTGCCCAGCGCTACGGCATGACGGCTGTAGTAGATGCAGTGCAGCCAGATGTCATCTATGCCAGGTTGACGCAGCGGTTGGAAAGCGACCTTGCCTTCTTGCATCGAATCGCCAACTTGCATAACTACGATTTTTCAATTCGAGGGAATCAGCTGGTTTTCTACAGTCGTCCGGGGCTAGAGGGTCAGGTACCATCTAACCCAACCATCTATAAGGCAGATACAATTCGCTTTCGACTGCAGAATCAACGGGTGGGGCAGCGTAGCTATGCGGTCGCTTCGGTAGGCTATTTCGACCCTCTTTCTAAGCAACTTCTATCAGCAGAGGCTACAGACCCTAACTCCTCCTCCTTTGATACCCTTAAGATTGTGGAGCGAATTGAGAACAGCCAACAAGGTGCACTTCGGGCCGGGGCGCACCTGCATACAGCTAACATGCACCAAATCAAGGGGGAGATATTGATCGCGGGCACTATGTTGTATCGAGCAGGAAACACCGTGAATCTATCGGGTTTCGGAGCTTTTGATTCTGTCAAGTTCATTATTCAGCAAGCCAGACATCGTCTATCAGCTGATACGGGGTACCAGACCTCCCTTGAGATTCGGACGACGGTAGCCCAACCCGCAGGCGCCTCTCAGATTATTTCCAACGAATACACAACTCCAGGAGCTGCATCAAACTAATGGACAGAGTTACCGGACCTTACACGGAACAGTACGCACCGGCCTATCGGACCGGACTTGTGTATGAAGTTGAGAATACCCCTCCCTATCGTGTTCGGGTGCAGTTTCCGGAACGGGATAACGTCATTTCTTGGTGGCTTCCCATTTGTTTTCCAAAGACACAAGATGACAAGTTCTTCTGGCAGCCTGATATTGGAGAGCAAGTTGTGTGTTTGTTAGATGAGCACGATGAGAATGGATGCGTACTAGGCTCCATCCCCTCGCTGGTTGATGCACCGCCTCCGGGGTTGACACCAGATGAATTTTATGTGCAGTTCCAAGATGGAACGACACTACAATATAACCGAGCAACCCACCAACTAACGATCGCGCTGGTAGCTGGAGGCACGGCTACTCTCAGTCAAGCGGCTGGCGGGCAGATTAACTTAGATGCGACAGGGAATGTGGAAGTGCAGGCTGCTGCTTCGGTGTCGTTTTTACAAGGAGGCGCTGCCGCTGAGGATGGATTAGCGTTGGTGAGCAAGTTGATAGCGGCCTTCAATGCGCACACGCATGGTACTCCGCCAAGTACGGGGACGCCAACGGCGCCTTGGACTCCAGCTACAGTAGAAAGTGAGTTGGTAAAGGTGAGCAACTAAATGGGGACAGTACCTTACGCAACATTGGCTAACATCTCCTCCTCGAGCTGGGCTCTGGCCTTAGATAGCTCGGTCACTGGAGTTGCCGGTTCCGGCATTGGCAGGGTTGTGCAAGCGCTGGAGGATGTGCACCAGTGTCTGAAAATCATCTTTGGCACAGTACCGGGAGAGGATCCCTTCCGCCCCACCTTTGGTTGTGACCTAACATCTTATTTGGACATGCCTCTACCCGCAGCGATTCCAGCTCTGGTGTCAGTGATATCCGATGCCATTGCCACCTGGGAGCCAAGGATCACTCTCGAAAGTGTAGCGGCAATTTATAACCCATCTAATCCTGGGCAGTTAGTAGTGACAATCACCTGGACCCCCAACTTGGGTATTCTGGGAGCAGCAAAATCGACTATCGGCGTGCAATCTACAACGTTGACTGTGGGAGGATAAGAGCATGCCTGTAGTAGTTCCTGGCAATATCATAGCTCCGGCAACAGGAACACCCCAAGTGGTGCCTGTTAACTTACCGGTTCCCAGCTTTGTTAATGACACGGATGGGCTGAATGTGCAAAGCATCCTCAACGATATGATTACGTCGTTTGAGGCTACCACCGGTCGAACTCTTTACCCAGCGCAGGTAGAGCAGCTACTCATCAACCTATACGCCTATCGAGAATCTCTGGTAAGGAATGCAATTCAGTATTGTGGTCTTCAGTGCCTACTAGCGTTTGCTTCCTATCCAGCGCTGGACTACCTAGGGCAACTTCTCAACGTTGAGCGCCTGCCCCCTCAGCCTTCCGCCGCCCCTTTGCTGTTTACCTTGACAGCCGTACAGACAACAGCTACGGATATCCCGGCTGGTACTCAGGTGGGAACGAAGGACGGTGCGTTTATCTTTGCAACCAGCACAGATCTAAGTATCCCTGCCGGTGAATTAACCGGGACGGTGACAGGGATTTGCACGACGGCAGGATCAGGCGCTAATGGGTACCTAGCGGGCCAGATATCTGTATTACTGGCTACCCTACCTCTTGTCTCTACGGTAGCGAACACAGCGGCCTCGGCCAACGGAGATGAACAGGAGTTAGATGATCACTTTCGGACGCGCATTCAAGCTGCTCCTAACCTGCTTACAACGGCTGGGCCTACAGGAAGTTACCGAGCGCTGGCTCTAGAGGTGAGCTCCAGCATCGTGGATGTGTTTATTCCGTCGGTACCGGCAATACCCGGACAGGTGCAGGTGTATATTCTGACGGGTCCAGTTTCCCAGCCCTCCGCTTCTCCAAACAATGCAGGCATTGCTTCGGGTGCGTTGATCACAGCTGTATACAATGCGCTAAGTGCAGCAACTGTGCGTCCGATGAATGACAGCGTCGTAGTTAACCCTGTGACCGAGGTGGACTACACGGTTACGGGGGTTATTACGCTGTATGGGAATGTAAACTATGCAGCTGTGGCTGCTGGTATCACCGCCGCCGCTCAGCAGCTAGCCTTGTCACTGGCTGCAAGCATTGCTCAAGATATTGTGCTCTCTCAGTGGGTTGCAGCTTTATCGGTGGCAGGTGTGTATGATGTAGACATCACCTTAGCTGCTAACATTGCAGGTGTTCCTTTAGTACCCACGGCCGATGGAGGGTTTGTGCTCTCAGGCAGCCAGTGGGCCAATTGCACCGCTCTCAACTTAACCATTGTACTTGGAACCAAGAATCAACCGACATCCTAATGACACAACTATTGCAACCACCTAGTTCGATTAACGATCTCCGGACAAAGGCACATCTTGTGCTAAGTTCTCGGTTGCAGGCACTTGACTTGACGCAGCTACTTGTGTATACGATTGTTGGTGCGCCGGCTTCAATCTTACCATACTTAACGTGGCAGATGGATATGGATGTACCAGCAGCTCCAATGGTTGCTGCGGGTGTCTCTTTGATTTCAATTCTACAGAAGTCTCTACAGTACCACCAGTTCCTTGGAACCCCGGCCACGCTACTGGCTGCATTAACAGTCATGGGTTATGGAGGCAGTTCTATACAGGAGGGACAGGCTAGTTGGGGAGGCACATCCTATCCACCGAGTCAAGGTTGGGCTGTCTTCCGCGTCAATCTAGCTTCTACAGGGGCGCTCACACCTGCGCAGATCGCCCAGGTTACCTCCGTCATCAACTTTTTTAAGCCGGCTCGTAGTAAATTAGATGCCATCATTGTCGCTGTCCCAGCGTTCATCGACAACGAAACTCCTACCGGGGCAGTCAATGGCATTAATAAGACCTTCGTTCTTTCTCAAACCCCTCAGCCTTCCACCGGCTTGGAGTTGTACAACAACGGCCTGTTGATGACGCAAGGGGTAGATTACACGTTGCTTGGACCTATAATCAGTTTCATAATTGCGCCTTCTCTGGGTGACATCATACGAGCCTTCTACCGGTATGGGGTGGTGGGTGGGGGGTTTCAAGAGGAAGTTCCCAGCGGGGCTATCAATGGAACAAATACAACTTTCACCTTATCTGTGGCTCCTTCCCCGGCGTTGAGCTTAGAGTTTTATAAGAACGGCCTGCTAATGACAGCAGGCATTGATTACACCTTGAGCGGCGCGACCATTACAACCGCTGCACCGCCGCAGGCTGGGGACCTCTTAAATGCATTTTATCGCTTTGGTACAGCCCCCTCCTCTCCTTTATTCAGTGATGCGGAAGTGCCTAGCGGCTTGCTTAACGGGGTCAACAATACCTATACACTAGCGGCTGCTCCTACACCTCTTCTCAGCTTGCGGCTTTTCAAGAATGGTGATATGCAAACTCAGGGAATAGATTATACACTATTAGGAAACACAGTTACCTACACCGTCGCTCCGGCGACAGGAGATAAACATGTGGCGTTCTATCGGCACTAAGCTGCTGCTCATCTCTGCAATGCTCATTCCTCTTGGATTAGCAGCGCAGACGCAGGTCAACTTGCAGACGCAGGTGAAAGGTATTCTCCCTCCAGTTAACGGGGGGGTTGGTACTGTGCCGACTGCGGCTGGTCAAGTGGCTGTGAGCGTCTCAGCTACTAGTATCGACTACTTGACCCTACCGACGACCTGTCCATTAGATGGTGGGCACGCTCTTAACTATACACCCGGCGGCGGGTTTGTTTGTCAAACAATTTCCGGAACCGGCGGTGGAATCACAGGTTCAGGGACTAGCGGGTATCTCCCTCTCTGGACTGGGGCCAATACGGTAGGGAATTCGCTATTAGACTACGGAGTCACAACCGCAAACTCTTTTACCTTTGGCGGAGCTAGCAACGTCGGGTTTAATGTCAAGGGAACCTCCATCACCTTATCCTCTACCAACAGCAGTTCCCTCACCAGTAGTAGCGCGCTGTCGCTACAGGACACTAATCTCGGGTCTTGGTACAGCCAAGGCGGGCTGACTCTGTCCAACACAGATAACGTGACGGGATTGCAGCTTAACCAAACAGGTACGGCCCCTCTTGCATTAAACGCAGTTGACGCGGTGAATGTAACCGCAGGTACATCGTTGAATATCACGACAAGTTCCGCCGCTAACTTCTTGGCTAACGGTTCTCAGGTGTGCACCTTGGCTACAGGCTGCGACATTAGTCCTCCTGGCGGCACGGCTGGTGCGATGCAGTATTATCTAACTAGCAGTTCATTGGGCGGCTTGAACGGTACCGGATTCCCATATTTGAATGGTTCGAGTGCGCCTTCCGTGGCGACCTCAGCGCAGATTGCAGCGGCGCTAAGTGCCACGCCTAGCCCGGTGAGTGTGAGCACGCTGACCGCAACCACATCAGTGACGACGCCGCAACTTTATGGCACAGGGGACGTGTACAGCGCCTACTCGGCGACCAAGCTCCCACGGGTCAACGTAGTGCATCCCGACTTCGGAGTTCCCTCTGGCTGCGCGAACGCCGCCGACCCAACTGGCGTAAACGACTCGACTTGCGCTATTCAAGCGGCACTGGCGTTTCTTGAGGCGAATTATCAAGGCCTTGGCGCTCCAGTCCTTTATTTTCCCGCTGGCACTTATAAGATAAGCGCGGCCCTCCGCATTCCTAATTTCGTTAAAATCACCGGCGACGGCAAGACATCGACCATCATCAAGCAGACCTGTGATACCTGCAACGTACTTACCATCGTCAATGGAAATGATCCTAACCCAAATGTCTGGACATCCGAGGGCGGAATATACAACCTTGAGACTTTTGCACCCGACGGTCATCTATACACGGCCACAGAGATAGAAATTCAGAACTCCAGCGGATACCATATCGAGCATGTTACGGTGTCAAATGGCGGTGGCCGGGGAATAGTCACCGCTGGGTCTACAGAGCGCGGTTCATTCTATGACATCACCGTAAATACGGTGCGCTGGCCTATTCTGGCAATGGGCAATGAGGAAAGATGGCGCAGCATCAATTTGAATTCTCCCGGCGAGGATTCCAGCGGCTATTGCTACGGTACCAATTGCATAAACGGAGTGTACCCAA